ACCGAAAATAGTCTATCTGTTTACCACTGTTACCAGTGGGTTTTATTCCTCCTTCATTTCTTGCGCCGAATGTCTGATTTCACGCAAGATCCAACCCAACACTTTGTCGAAACTGAGGGGTCTCATTTAGTTGACGCACTCCACCTGGGTCCTCAAAACACCCGGTCAACCACCAGTCAAGACATACTACCAGACAAGCACGCCGGGCGATACCTTAAGCAAATCGCCAAATATGGTGGGTACGGCACCTACCAGTCCACCTCGAACACAGATCCCTGGGTTCGAGAGACTTTAAAACATTTTGATCGAAAACAATACGAAGAACTCCGTGGCTTTACCCGTCGTCCGGATGGCACTCAGGGAATGTACCGTTCCCTGGCCAAATTCGACGGTGAAGACCAGTCCTTCCATCTCCTGTCGCGCTCGCAACAGCGCGTGATGCGTAAATCCATTCGTAAGGCGTTTACCGCCTTCAAATTGCCTTACAAGCGTGAACCGCTTGACTGGCATGAGGTAGGACCATTCCTGCGCCGTGATACGGCTGCTGGTTCCACCTTCATGGGTAGCAAGAAAGGAGATGTCATGGAAGAAATCTACCATGAAGCGCGGTGGCTTGGCCACCGCATGAAGCAGAACGGAGATCGACGTTTCGATCCCACCCAGATGCGGTTTCCCCCGTGTTCGGCAGGACAGCGTGGGGGTATGTCGTCTATCGATGACCCCAAAACGCGCCTGGTGTGGATCTACCCCGCTGAGATGCTCACGGTGGAGGGGTTCTACGCCCCCAGAATGTATCATGACTTTATGAATGATAGCAATTCCCCGATGCTCAACGGAAAATCATCACAACGCCTATACACGGAGTGGGTTTGTGGTGTGAGGGAAGGTGAAAAACTATACGGACTGGACTTCAGTTCGTTTGATACCAAGGTTCCACCCTGGTTGATTCGTGTGGCATTTAACGTTCTTCGACAGAACGTGGCCTGGGATACCTTTGAAGGTAAGCCCGTTTCAAAACGAGATCGCCAGAAGTGGAGAAACGTGTGGGACGCCATGGTATGGTATTTCATCAATACCCCTATCCTGATGCCAGATGGACGTATGTTCAGAAAGTATCGGGGTGTACCTTCCGGTTCTTGGTGGACCCAGATGATCGACTCAGTTGTGAATTACATACTGGTTGATTACCTGGCGGGGTGCCAAGAAGTAGAGATCCGGAAGTTAAAGGTGCTGGGAGATGACAGCGCTTTCGTGTCGGGTAAGGATTTTTCCTTTTCCCAAGCGACAGCTGACTGTATCCCAACTGGAATGGTCTTAAAACCTGAGAAATGTGACGTAACGGATAACCCATCCGAATTCAAACTTCTCGGTGTGAAGTACCGTGACGGCCGAGTGTATCGACCCACTCTTGAGTGGTCCCAACTTGCGCTGTATCTAGAGTCCAACGTTCCTGACGTTGGAGTAGGGCTATCCCGTTTGATTGGCCTGTGGTTAGGTGGAGCGATGTGGGACAAGCAATTCTGTGCATACATGGATTACTATCAGTCCTCATACCAGTGCCCTGAAGAGGGGTGGTTCTCTAAAGAACAAAGGCGCTGGCTTGAAATCGTTCATTCAGGCAAAAGTCCTCGAGGCTGGACAACAAAACGCAGTTTATTCTGGCGTTCTATCTTTTATGCCTTCGGTTAAATCGCACTTCGCACTTCGTGCGTGACAATACCAATCTGTTTATCAGGGAAATTGT